GCTCTTGCAGTTCCTACACCAGATGTATCAGCTTGAATTACACCTTGATTATTTACTAAATTAGAAATAGCAGTTCTGCCACCACTATTAAGATTTCCAAAAGCAAAAATAGCTTGACCAGTTGATCCATATCCAGTTGATGCTAAATAACCTCTTTCAGTACCTACTTGAGAAATATCAGAGCCTACTACACCTTGATTAGTAACTAAATTTGTTTTTCCATCATAATCAGCACCTACGCCTGGTATAGCACCATAAGAAAACATTGCTTTGTCTAAACCATAAACCACAGCAGATAAAGTACTTCTTGCTGAACCAACTCCTGTAGTATCACTTGCTACAACACCATTATTATTAACTAAATTTGTAATACTTACATCAGAACTCTGTGCAGCACCATAACCAAAAATAGCTTTATCTCCACCATAGGAAGCTGCTGCTAGACTTTGCCTTTCTGTACCAACTCCAGTTACATTATTTCCTACAACACCATTACTTGCTACTAAATTTGTTATATTGGTTCTACCAGTTCCATAACCAAAAATTGCTCTTTGAGTTGGTGGTGTAACAGGCTCTAAAGCATTTACAATATCAGATGATGGAGTCCAACCTACTGTTGCTCCAGAATAAACTAAATTTAAACTTTGACCACTTGTATCGTAATCAACAGTATAAGCATCAGTTTCTCCTTGAAATTTTAAACCATTACTATCTATTACAAGTTTATTAGTTCCCCATGTTCTTGCATAGTCAACTAATATAATTTGATCTCCAGCTTCAGCAGAACTTGGAAGTTCAATAGTAATAGTACCACCTGTTGTATTAACAAAATAACCTTTACCAGCACTAACTGATACAGATGCACTTACTGTATTTGCTGTTCCACCCATATAATTATGGTTAGTACAATAATAATAAAGAACAGGTGCACCAACAGCTACAGCTATTTGAGTATATGCTCCAGCATTTCCTGGTGTTCCAGAAGTTGTGACTCCAGTAGTATATTCAGAACCACCACCATGTGTACCATTACTTGTTGTTGAAAATCTAAATGGGTGTCCACTATTAGAACTATCTGCTTGGTCAAATCTATATGTAAAACCCTCTTTAAGACTTAAAGTATCTTGTCTAACTCCATTAATATAATAATAATTTGCACCACCAACATTTTGAACTGTTACTATAAAAGTTGCTCCTTGTGGGGATACAACAACTGGTTGCCAACTTAAACCACCTGCGGCTTCAATTATACTTCCAGATGATCTAAAGATATTGTCTTTTACCAATCCACTCATGGTGTTTTATATTCCTATAATGTTTGATCTAAATAACTAATAACCATATCTGCATTACCAGAACTTGCTAGTTTAACCGAAAGAACATCTGCGGCTTCTAAAACTAATCTAGTTGTATGTTCAAAGGTTGCATTTGCACCTAATGCTTGATCTGAATAAATTTCGTAATCATTGACACCTGCGTTATCTCTTATATATAAATCAAAAGTTTCTGCTGCTCCTGCAGTTTCACATAATGATAAATTAAGAATTGTGTACGTGTGTCCACTTGCTACTGTTAGTGCATCTATCTCACTGTTTGAAATTTCTTTTACTAATTTTACTTTCATTAACTCACTTGCCATAATTTAACTCCTGTTAATTAAAACCCCATGACTAGGGATTTTCCTGTTGTTGATAATTGTCCGCCTTGAGCAGTTACTATTCCAGCTACTGTTACTTTTGTTCCATCAAAAATTAAATTTGCTGAACCAGCAAAAGCACCAGAATTATTATATTGAATTTGTGTATTTGAACCTGCCGCAGATGTACTTACTGTTGTAAATGATAAATTACCACTTCCATCAGTTTTTAAAACTTGTCCATTAGAACCTGCCGCAGTAGGTAATGTTAAAGTTACATTTCCAGATAAAGTTCCTGCTCTTAAAGCAATATAGTTTGAACCATTATCAGTATCTTCTAAAAATCTTATTTCTCCAGCTTGTGTTGCCGCACCACCAACTGAAACAAATCCTGCTGGATTAATAGCAACAGAACCATTTGCTAAAGTCATAACTGTTGTTGAAGCTGATGTAGATATACCTGCAACTGTTGCAGATGAGTCAACAAAATTTACTGTATTACTTGTTTGATTAAATAAAGCTAATTGAATCCAAGCATCATTATCTGCATTACGCATATACCATTTATTGGTATCTGTTTCATACCACATTTGATAAGCATATTTTGTACTTGGTTCAGAAGTGCTAGAGTTATTAGAAACTACTGCTTGAAGTACAGAATTTAAGTCTGATCTGAATGAGGGAAAGCCCTGATTCGCTATTACATAATCGTGATTTGCCATAATTTTATATTAATCCTTTTGGTTCGTTTATCATAAGTTTATTAAATAATCAATAATATTGTCAAAAACCTTTTGCTATATAATCAAATGTTCTTGAAACACCAGAACCACCTGAATTAGTAAATGCTATTTGAAAACCAGTTGTTGATTTGTTTGTTATTGCATATGCTTCCCCTGTTGTCATATTTTGTGCTGTGACACCAAGTGCTGGTACAATTTTATATGTAATTGGAAAAGTTATTGTTTTTGTGCTTGTTCCACTTATTACATTAGCTTCTGAAGTTATTCTATCTTCCATATCAACAGTAACACTTAAAACTGAAACTAGAGGAGTAGAACCTAAATCATCTGATTCCATTAATAACTGAAACTTATAATATCTTGCTGTATAATCTCCAACATTAAAATTTCTAAAAGCAGTATATGTACTATTATCATTTGATGTTGCAATTTGTATAATTGATCTACAATTAGATGGTGCATCTCCATCAAAGTTAGATTGTTGATCGTCAAAATTACCTGATATGTTATCAAATAATCTATCTCTATCAGTAGATGTTTGAGTAATATTTGCAGTTATTCTTGCTGTAAATGCAGAACCAATATCAATAGGCATACTGCTAAAACTATAAACACCTGATGATCTAACATTATTGTCTAATGTACCACCATCAAAATTATGAGATAAAGCAGAATCAAAATTACCACTAGCAGAATCAAATTGTTCTGTTGAATCTAAAACTAAAAAAAAATTACTTCCATCATCAGTAGTTCTAACTATATTAGATTTATTTCCATCAAATAATGGATTTTGTGTATTAATAGTTATTTCATTAAAATTACCAATAGCCGCAATATCAGTTGCTATTACAGTTGCATCAATACTAAAGCCACCTAATTTATCAACTGCTTTAATTAAATATGAACCAACTCTAGCAGGTACTGTTATAGAAGTTCCTGGTCTTGATATTTTAGTAACTAATGGAACAGAGTTTGCCCATTCAGCACCAGATGTGACTGATGAAAAATTAACTACATAATGAGCCAAATCTAAATCACCAACAGGTTGCCAACTTAAAAAAGCATCTCCTCCAATAATATTACAAGCAAAATTTTCAACATTAGATGGTGGAGCAACAAGACCAATTATTGTTCTTGTAGCAGTTATACTTGCAGAGTTAACTCCATAAATATTTACACCTCTTGCTCTTACTTGATAACTTGCTTGGTCTATTACATTAAGAAATTCATAACTTAATCTAGCACCTCTTGCTATTTGTTTAAAATCATCAGTAACAGAATTTCCTTTTCCATCTGTTAATTGTTTTACTTCTATTTCATAAAGTTCAGTAAAATTATCACTTGCGGCAGTTAACTCAATAACCAATTTTACAATTACAGTACCATCATTATATTGAACAAGTTCATCAGTTAAAGTAATTGCTGTTGGTGCAGATACAGATGTTGATTTAGGTAAGTTAGTTGCTTTACCACTAGAAATAGTTGAATAATTACTTGTAGCAAAATCATATACAGCACTAGCAATTTCTTTAAAGTTAGCAGTTATTTGTAAGCTACCATCACTTCCATTTATATTAAAACCCCATTCTAATACCTGAAAAGTTTTATTTGTAAAACCCATTCTTGCATTTGTAATATTAACAGTATCTCCAACATCTAATTTAAAAGCACCCATATCAAAAGATGCTGAAAAAGATATTTGTTGTCTAACTTTTAATAATTGAATTTTAGATAATCTTTGACACATTCTACTAGAGTTAGTAAAAGGATAATCAAATTCAGCATAAATTCTTTCGCCATTATCTTCTGATTCAAAACTTGAATTAGTTAAGATAGGATAATTTTGTGGTTGAAAATCATTAGCTGGTTCAGAGTATAAACCTTTAACAGCATTAAATAATTCTTTTTTACTTACTCTACTGTTAATTGATATACCACTTCTTAAATTACTTTCATTTAAAGTAACTGTTGGAGATAAAAAAGCAGAAGGTATTATTTTAAATTCTCCATTTGAATAAATTAAAAAACCACCCAAAGTAGTCATTAAATTTTCTATAATTACTTTAGGGCTTTGTGATAATTGAAAACTACCATTACAAGTAAATCTTTTTTCTGTTCCTGATGGATTTGTAACAGTAACAGTTTCGTCACAAGTGTTTGCACTTGCTATAAAATTTGTATCATTTATTTCAACATCTTCTACTTGCATACCATAAATAGTATCTTTTAAAAAATCTCTTGTAGCTAAAACAGGATTGTCTGAAAAAGTTGTAAAATTAAATTTTTGAGTAGTGCTTCCTGATACAGAAGTTAAACTAATAGGAGTTCCTGCAACGCAGTTTGTATAGTTAGTTGCTAACTTGATATTATTAGCATCTACTTTTATAACAAAATAAGTTGTACCATTACTTAAACCACCAATAGCAGTGTTGCTGTTAGAGTTATAAGTAACCCTGTCAAAAGTAGAAAGTCCATGCGAAGAAAGGGTAATAGTGTTAGCAGATGTAGATACAGTGCTAGAAGAAGCAGTAAAGCTAGTTGCTCTTGGA